ATCGTAGACGGCTGTCTTGACGATGTCCCACTGAGCTGCGGCGAGGGCGGTGGTCAGCAGGTTCAGGTGGCCGCCGGCCGTAGCGACGGCGGTGGCGTTGAACAGTGCGCCGGTGTCTTCGAGCGTGGGGCCGATGCCGGCGTTGTCAGTGAAGATGTCACTGACCTCCTGCGAGATGTTGCGCAGGACGGCATTGGCCAGCTCGCGCGGGGCTGCACGCAGCAGGCGGGTGTTGTCGCGATCCATGGCCTCGAGCGTGAACTCCAGGAAACCGCCGTACTTGACGAAGTCGGACTTCTCACCGTTGTCACCGTACTGCAGTTCGGGGTAGTCGTCGCCTTCGGGCACGACGGGCAGTGAGGTGATGGTGCCGGTGATCAGCCAGCGGATCTGGTTGAGGGTCTCGAAGGACTCGACCGTAACGATCTTCTCCCACCAGGCGTAGCCGGCCTTCCCCATCTCGTTCCAGTGCTTGACGATGGCCTTGTTGAGGGCATTGCGCACCAGTTCGGGGAAGGTGGCTGTGGTGGACTGGAAGAGTGCCAGGCGGGCGTCGATGTCTCCGACGAAATTGTGGTCATTCGTCAGCATGAGATAAGCCTCGCGGATGCCGGAGAAGCGATGCACCTTGAGGGTCTCGGCGCCGGGAGAGCGGGGTGCGGCGAGCAAATCGTCCATGGCGGCCTGGATCTGATCTTCTGCGGAGAACATGGCGGAGACGCGTGTCGGTCCGGAGATCTCGGAGGGCGCCGTGGAGGCGGCGAGGGACTCACGCCAGGACTTGATCTTGGCGGTGAGCTCGTCGGGCTTGAAGGTGCGGTCCTGGAAGTCAGCCACAATGGCCAACTTGGCGGGAGCGGGGAGATCGATGGCGGCGTCGAGTGAGCTGGTAAGTAGCTGCTGGCAGGCGGCCAGGTGAGCGGCCTTCATGCCTTCGACGGAGGCGGTGATCTCGGCCTGGGCGGTGACGATCTCGGTGAGGGGAGTGATGGTAGGTTCGGTCATGGGTTCCTTTTTCTGAAACTTCGCTTCCAGGAAAGCGGACTTGAAAGCGGGGTTGACGACCAGGTCGACGGAGCGCACGCGCAGGATGTTGGTGACGGTTTGCTTGTCGGCCTGGAATACCAGGACGGGGCTGAAACCTATTTGCGGGTGGGAGGCGTTGGAGAGCATGAGCTCGGCGTACATGCGCAGCATGTCAGCCTGTGGTCCGGTGGGGTTCAGGGTGGCGACGATGCCCTGGTGGGCGTCGTCCCAGCGGGCGTTGTCGAAGGTGCCGGCGACCTCATGCACGGATGGCTCGAACATCTCGTGGTCGGCCATGCAGTCCACGGCGTTGAACAGGAAGGCGGTGGACTTGAGCACCTCGGCGGGGAAGTCCCAGCCGTTGGCGGTGCCGGCGTGCATGATCAGGACTTCATAGCCCTTGGCGGTCTTGGTGGGGCTGGCCTGGAATGGAGCCAGGCGGATTTCGGTATCGGTCATATGTTTCCTTTTATGGGCGCACGCTGTGCGCCCCTACGGGTGGGCGGACACGCAGGTCCGCCCCTACTAATCTGGTAGGCGCATATCGAGCAGGAAGACGAGGAGCAGCAGGAGGAAGAGGAGGAAGAGGAAGATGACTGGATGATTAGAGAATAGATGATTAGAAAGAACATTCATTCGTTAGTGCCTTTGGTCTTTGTAATCTCGTGGATTGCGTTCATCAGTCGGATGGAGAGTCGGGGGGGAAATGGAGATTTCATCTTGCGGAGGTAGTTTCTGCTGGTGACTGCCTTGAATCCATCTGTGAATAAGACAAGGCAGGAATTCATCTTGCCTCGTGCCAGGACGGCACATGGTTGAAGATATCGGTCTGGAAGACGGGTGTGTACGCGCCAGAAGTATGCAAACTCGGGTGTCTTGCTCATTCATCAGTGCCTTTGGTCTTGGTCTCGCCGGTCTCGGCGTCGGTCTTGATGCCGGCGCGTTGCGCCTGGCCGGGGGTGTAGAGCGGCTTGCGTGTGCCCTTGGCGATCTTGTCCGGATCGAGTTGTTCGCCGGCGAAGCGATAGACCAGGCGCATGAACTCCTTTTCATCGATCAGCTTGCGGTCGAACATCTCGCCGATGGAGGAGACGATCTGGGTGGTGGCCAGGGCCAGGGCGGCGTTGTCTCGTTCGGAGGCGTCGGCGGCGGTGATCTTGATCTGGGCGTCGGGGTCTACGGCGTCGTCGATCAGCGCGCGCCGGCGCAGGGCGGTGGTCAGGATGGACTTGAGGATGGCCTTGAAGGTCTGTTGGTGGTTCTCGAAGGCCTTGAAGGCGGGGGTGCCGGCCGCATCGGCGGTTGTCCTGGTGCTGCTCTCGGGCTCGGTGAAGTAGTGCAGCGGGCCGTGGTTGACGGCGATCATCTTCTTGAGCATCAGGCCGTCCTTCTCAGCGTCTCCGGAGTCCAGCTTGGCTGAGATCACGGTCCACACTTCATCGGGTCCGTGTACGTTGACGGCGCCCGGGTTGGGCGGGTTGTCACGCACTTCGGCCTTGCGCTGCTTCAGGCGGGTCTCGTCTGTGCCGGTGAGGGCCACGTCGTACATGAATGCCTGGCGATACCTATTCAACCTGACGCGGTCCTCGAGGAAGGAAGCATAGCGTCCGAGCCAGGGCAGGTCGGGCCAGATCTCGCCTTCGCCCCAGGAGGTGCCGGCCAGCTGGTTGATGGTGTGGTGCATCATGAAGGACTTGGCCCTGGGTCTCTTGAAATAATTGGGGAAGATCTTCGGCTCATCGGCCATCTTCGTTGGCCTGGTCTTGTAGCTTATCTCCTGGGCGATGTCATTGTCTTCGGTGACGATGTCGCTGATCTGGTCGGTGGGGAAGATGCGCACGTAGGACATGCCGGCCTGATCCACGGAGAACAGGACGAACAGATTGCCGGTCAGGAAGATCTCATTGGAGATCTGCTCGAGCATCTTCTCCATGTTGTTGAGCTCGTGATTCCAGAAGTCATTCAGGAATGCCTGGGTCTTGGGGTGCTTGCACTCGTAGGCGATGCCGTCGACGTTATAGATCTTGTACAGGTTGGTGATGCGGCGCGCCAGCGGGTTCATCCTCCAGGCGCGGATGGCTTCGGCGAGGATGGTGGCGCGCTCGTAGTCGTATCGATCGCGGTAGAGGGCGTTCCAGGACGTGCCGACGAGGATGGTGTTGTCGGTCTCGCGTGTGGAGGGTAGAGGCATTAGAAGTTTCTATCCATGCCCTTGAGAGGGTCGCGGCCGGTGATCACTTCACCGTCGACCGGCAGGTACCATTGCAGCCTGTCTACTTCGGCGCACAGGGCGTCGGCCATGAGGTAATCGTCGTGGATCAGGTTGCCGTCCTGGTCGCGGGTGCCTTCGGGTACGCCCCAGCGGAGGGTCTTCTGTGGGCCGATCAGGACTTCGGACATGCAGGCTTCGTACTGTCGGTCGATCTGCGGAGTGGGGCAGCAGTCGCGGAAACGGCCGGTCTCGATGATGCCGATGAAGCGGTAGCCGATATCGGACTTGACCGGCGCGCTGAATTTGACGGGCAGGACGCGGGTCGGGTAGGCCTTGTCGAGCATGGCCCAAAGGCCCTCGCCGACGCCGGTGGCGTCGGCGACGATGTACTGCGGGCGCCACTGATCAGCCAGGGCTTTCAGTTGTCCGAAAACGACAAGATGATTGCGGCCGGTCCACTGGAGTCTGCAGATGGCGCGGTAAATCGGGGCCTGGAGAATGTTGAGCATAGATAAATCGAGTGCACAGATGGAAAGGCTGACAGCATCGCGCCCGGGGTTACGGAGGTAAGCGTCTTCAGGGTGAGCCATGGCCGCTTCGTCCTGGCCAGCGATATCCAGAAGAAAAACATACGTGGTACCTGGGATCGGAACGAGTTGAGCATCCTGATCTCCCTTCATAAGGGCGCGGCGGGCGGCGTTGAACATGCCGGCCTGGGCGTCGATCTCTTCGTTGAAATACGGTGTCTTAATCAGCGGGTGCGCGCGGCCGAGCTTGGCGATCTCGGCCGCGACGTGCTTCTTGTACGCCGGCAGGATCTTGCCGACGTCCTTTGCGTCGTACTGGAACACGCGGCGGATGCCATCGCTCTTTTCGGCCTGGCGGGCAGCGCGCAGTTCCCGGGCGAGCAGTGTTTGGCTGGTCCATGGCGTGCCCATCATCACGCGCGTTGCGTTGGTACTGGCCACCATTGGTGCGAAACGCTTGTCATAGACTTCTGGCTGGATATCCTGCGCTTCGTTGACGATCATCAAGAGGGAGGCGACGGCACCGACGACGTTGGCTTGGCTGTCGCCGGATAGGAAGGAGACGCGGACCTTTCCGAATTTACGCATGAAGTCGGAGCGTTTGTGCCAGTGGATGCGGGTCAAGAGGTTCGTGCTCAGGCGATCTTCGAGCCGGTCGATAGCGTTGATCGTTTGGGGTTTGTATGTGGGATTCACTTCGACGATGCCGACTTCCTTGTCGATGAAGCGTGCCATGAGATAGGCTTTCAGATTCGCTGCGAGCTCGTCCTTGCCGGACTGGCGCGAGAAGATGATGACGATCGTGTGGCCATGGTGGAGGCGGATCGAATCCAGGACAGCCTGCGCGGCCTCGAGCTGGTAGTCGCGCATCTGAATCCCTCCGGCGCGCGCGGTGAAGCGATCGAAGGTGCGAGCTACGGTGTGGATCGTCTGCGGCAGCGTGCTCATAGCCTAAGAACAAGATCGGCCATTTATAGTTCCTTGTGCGGATCCAGGTCCATCAGCGCTTCGAGGATGGTCTTGCCGATCTCTCCGCCTTTGCCTTTGGCGAGGAGTAGTGTACGCTCGGAAGTGTTGACGAGCTGCATGATCAGGGTGAGCGTCCCGGCGCCGGCCAGTTCAGTCTTGGCCAGGGTCTTGAAGTGCAGGTGACGAGCGATGCGGTAGGCGAGGGTGCGCAGCATTTCGAGGTCGTGCTCTGTGCGGGGCTTTCCGGAGAGGCGTTTCTGTTCGTCCCTGGTGTAGAGCGCTGAATAGAAGCCATGTTTCTGGGCATTCTTGTTCGCCGGCTGGCCCCCGCCTTTGCGGTTGGTCTTGGAGCGAGCCATTTCATTTGAGCCACTGAGTCAGGAGATTGCCGAGTGACAGGATGCCGGTGCCGAAGGCCAGGGTTACGATCGTGCGCACTTCGGTGAGTCGGCCTTCGAGTCCACGGATACGCGTCTCGTGATCGTCGATGCGCAATATCTTCTCCTGGATCAACTGCAGTCGCATGTCGAGCAGTTCCCGGTCGCGTTGTTCGACTTGATTTCGTAGCGCGGTGATCTCGTCGACGCTCATATGGATGGCCGCCCCGAGCAAAGAAGTGGAGACAGCCCCGCTCGGGGCGGCTGTCTCCGCCCGGGAGTATGAGGGTAGAAGCTGTTATTGTCAATGGTGGATGGGCGTGAAGAGTGAGTCAAGGTGGGTCTGTTGTACGCCTTGTTTCGGCAGTCGGGCGCGCAGGGATGGGCGCCCCTCGTAGAGGGTCATGAGCGGCTCGATGTCGCGCACGTAGTAGGGCCAGTTGCGCACGACTGCATCCCAGGCTTCGAAGGAGGGATAGGTTCTGACTCCGGATAGGATCAGGATGAAGACATCGGCCGTGTTCAGGATCAGGATGTGGAGGCTCTTCCGCAGGCGTATGCTTTGGCCGTCGCGTTCGGCCTCGTCAATCATGGTTTTCAGGATCGCGTCTAACATGATATTGCTCCTGTTCGTTGAAGATGGATTGGATAAGTGTGGCGCGCTGGAATTTGGTCAGGCGGTTCCACCAGCGCGCGGCAGGTTGGATCTGTGCATCATCGCCATACCGGGCGCTGCGGGATCTACGTGGATGCTTGGGCAGGAACATCTTGACGCGGATGGCGGGGTTGGAGGGTTCCTTGCCCTTGATCAGGTATTGGTAGAGATACCAGGTATTGACGCCTAGAACCCGGCTCAAATGGTGCCATTTCCATTTGACCCTACGGAAGGCTCTGACGAGCCGTTTGGGGGCGGACGATATAAGTATCGGCTTTGTCACTTGCGAGGCGCCTTGGCCTTGTTATTTCTGCTAACAAGGCCTCGAGATTGCGGGTGCTGAAGCGCTCTTAGCTGGATTGTCTTTCCGTCGGAGGCAAACGGCGCGCGGTCTGCGGTGAATTTCATCATGTAGCGCTTTACGGTCGCGACCGAGACATCGAGGTCATAGGCGGCGTTGCTGAATACCCAGATCAGCGGCAGGGCGTTGTCTTTGGCCTTGATCAGTTTTGCGGTGAGCCAGGCAATGAAGCGCTTCTCGGCGCCGGCATTGAAGGCGACCAGGTCAAAGCCTTTTGACGCGCGCCAGTTATCCTGGTCAGCCTGGCGCTGCTTGGCCGCGTGACCGCGTATGGATCGGAGATGTGATCGCTCTGCCCGGGTGATCTTCTTCGGCTCATTGCGATAAGACATCGTTGACCCTCCATCTTAAGTGTGTGAGTCGAGTGTGCGCGTGTGCGCGCGTGCGCGCGCGTGCGCGCGCGTGTCATCAGATCCCCAACAGATTGGAGATCAGAGCGCAGGGAAGGATTGCCAGGCCAGCGGCAATGAATGCTTTCAAGAGCAACCTGCGATATTGCGGGGTGTACTCTTTGTTGCCGTGATCGGAGAAACAGATCGAGCGGCCGCGTATCCGGACCACGTGCCGGCCTGGTCTGTGGTCGTGTACCGCGCCGTGGTGAATGGCCTGCTTAACAAAGTCATTCGGGCGACGTAGGTAGATCGTCCGTGATTTCAATTTCGTTTTCATTGGGGAGGTTCTCCGGTAGATCGTCCGTGATTTCAATTTCGTCTGCATGGGGGAGGTTCTCCGATCTGAAAATGTAGTCGCCGCCGAGTGTCAGTGCGAGGGCGCCAATCTGCTCGATGGCGCTCTCTAACATCGATAGGCTTTCTTGGTCCAGGTCGAATAGAATTAGGGAAATGAGTCGTGGTTCTTGCATCGAGTTCTCCTTTTTAGTGTAGAATGGCAAGGCCGGTCGATCTGGTTGATTGAGACTCCTCCAGGTCGACCGGGGACGATGGGCCCGCGAGTGCTGCGGGATGGATCACAGGCCGGGGGACCTCCGGACCTGGTTCTCCCAATATGGAGGCACAAGTGAATAAGGAAGTGCAGGAGTTCCTCGCGTCGTTCCCCTATGCGGAGATGACAAAGGATTCGTATGGCCGTGTCCTGGTGCAACTGGTGGAGTTGCGGCTTGATCAGCTGACGGCTGCGGAGCTGCTGTCTTTCGTCTGCCGGCCTGAGTGGGGATCGAACATGCGCTACGTGGCGCTGTGTGCGTGCCGGCGATTCATTTCCTGGCGGTACGGACCGAGGCATGCCGCGCTGAGCGCGCGTGTGAGACCTGGTGTCGCACGTCGGCAACGTGTACTGACTGTGGATCTGGCGTTGGAGTTGCTGGCGTCCTTCGATACGTCACATGCGAAGGGAGCGCGGGATCTGTCGCTGGCGGCCGTGGCGCTAGATACGGGCTTGCGCTGCTCTGAGCTATGTCGCCTGGCGTTGCCGGACGTGGATCTGGATCGGCGCGTGCTGCAGGTGATCGTGAAGGGCGGTCAGTGGGGGAGTGCTGTTTTCTCCCGGGAGACCGCGCAATATATTCGGGAGTGGCTCGTCTTTCGCAGGCCTGCAGACGGTGTGATGAATCTCTTCGTCGGCAGCAGGTCCGGGCTTGGTCTGACGCGTGAGGGATTGAAGAAGATCGTGCGGGATTGGGGATTGTCGATCGGGATCAAGCTTTCGCCGCATGACTTCCGCAGATCCTTCGCGACGCTGTCGACGATCTTCGGTGCACCGTCGCGGGTGGTGCAGGTCGCCGGCCGCTGGTCAGGGATCGAGATGGTCGAGCACTACACGCGGGATATCCAGGCGCGGGAGATCGAGCCTTACTTGCCGATGGCACGCCTGGGGAGATGAGCCCACAAGTGGAAGTTGCGGGTTCGAGTCCCGTCAGGCACCCTGTGCCTATTCAGTTGTCAAGGTGCTGCGAACCTTGGCGACGGTAGGTGCATCGCCGCCGGCCTTCGTGTGTCTGCACGGGGGCCGGCTATCTTTGTAGGTTAGGTGGGGTGCCGTACTCCATGGCGATGATGAATGAAATGCAGAAGAGGAAGAGGGCGATCACGTCCGGCCAGTCGAGGTCATCGGTGCCGAAGGCTGGTTCTGGCCAGCTGGCCTCGTACTTTCTCAACGCTCGAACGAGAAAGACGATACACACTCTTCGCGTTCGGGTCCAGTTTGTGCGCAATAAGGCTCCCGCGTTGGATCATGCGAATGACGGTCTGGCGTGAGCAGCTAAGTAGGCTCATCGCCTGGGTGACGGTGATCTCGTTTTTGTGCATATGCCTACTGTATTCCAATTGTTCCGTGTTGTCAAGTGTAAGATAAGTTCTCGTTTTGGCGAGGATTCTAGGGGGAGGGATTTGATCTTTCAAGAACACGGCGGCGGGCGTTCAAGATGACGAGGCCCGCGCATGAAGCCCGCCGCCGCGGTTTTATTTATTGTTCTTCGAAGAGAAGCCCCCGCTTTTGGCGGGGGCTGTTGATTTACTTGCCGGCAGTGATAGTGATTGTGTCCTTGCCGGATTTTGTCCTGGTCGGGGAGAGGGTGATCAGGGCACCGGGCCAGCTGGCGATCTTGTCGGTGTTGGTGATCTCCATCATGGCGCCGGCCTGGGTCTTGTTGAGCTTTAGTTTTCTGCCGGCGTTCTCGAAGGCGAGGACGATGGAGGGCTCATCGGTCAGTGTTCGGGGATTGAACACTGGCCTGATCTCGGCGGCCTGGATCTTGACGATCCTGGGCGGCTTGCCGACGAGCATCTTACCGGTCAGGAAGAAGTCGAAGACGTCAAAGGGGGTGGGTTGAAGGGCGGACATTTCTATACTCCTGCTTTCTTTAGGGCGGCTCGGACGCGTTCGATTGTATAGTCGCCGCCGTAAGCTGCGGCCGCGTACTTTACGGGCCCCTCCAGCAGGATACCCAAACAGTCGTGCAGCGCGGCCACGAGCTCAGGGTTTATTGGGTCACTACCGCCATTGAGCCAATTGACTCTCTCGGCGGCTTTGGCCTGTGTATCGTGATCGGATTCTGGGGAGAAGTCTTTACCCTCCCCGGTTCCGACAGTCCACAATTGTGGCTCGGTCTGTTTGTAGTGGTACATGGTGTACTTCTTTCTCCGCGTGTAGCATGCGCGGCCCGCATATGGATTAGAAGCCGAGGGCTTTGAGGTTGGCGGCGATGCGGGCCCTGCGCGCTGCGGCCTGCGCTTCGGAAAGGCTGCGATCTATTAGCTCGTAGAACATCCATGCCGCCAGGCGATGCTTGCAAAGGTGGCCTAGTTCGGCATCCTTGCAGCTGCAGGAATGGTCTTGTGGGCGGATGAAGTACCAGGCTTTCTGATCACTGGATCTGACGATGATCAGGTTGCGGGATGGCTTGACCGTCTGGTCAAATTCGTCCCGGTTCGCTTCGAAGATGTTGAAGCGGCCGGCTTGGGCGATCTGCAGCGCGCGTTCTAATCGAGTTGGATCAGCCTGATATTTCTGGTGTGCTTCCTGGGCGAGGCTTTCAAGAGTTGGATACATTTGAGACTCCTTTTGAATGGTCCCTGCAAGGCAGGGTTAAAACAGGCTTGGCTGAGAAGCCGCGGCCTGAAACGACCAACAGGCAAAACCGAGGAAACGGGAAGGAACCCACGAACCGGGGCAACCGCGGGGCAGAGTGGGAGGGAAGGAAAACACGGGGAGGCCGGCCACGGAAGAAGCCAAAACGAACACAGGAACGCCGGCCTGGACGGCGGCGCCGGCAACCGCCAGCGAGCCGGAACCGGGGGCAAAGAACACGGCAGCCGAGCAACCGGCCAGGGCGGCCAGGGATCGGCGGAGGAGACGAGCAGCCAGGGGAACGGAGAGCGGGCCGCCGGCCAGCCAGGACACGGACCCGCCAGCAGAAGCGAAGGCCTGGACGCTGGCAACCGAGGACAGGGAGCACGCACCGGCGCCGGAAGAGGCAAAAGCGGCGAACACGCGAGCCTGCGAAAACGACGAGGAACGAAGCAGGGAAGAGACAACCAGGGCATCGGCGCCGGCGCAGCAGCCGACTGACACAGACGCGCCCGAAGTTAGGACCGCAGCCACGACCCGGCTGACGACCGGAGAGGAACCGAGAGAGCGAGAACCACCGAAGAAGACGGAAGACATGAGAAACTCCTTTATTTATTGGGTTGAGAAACGCCCGGCCATAAATGAACAATCGCCACATCCGACAAAGAAAAAGCAAGCACGCTCTCGCCGCACCCCGGGGTGGAGCAGCTTTGCTCGGCGGTACTTGGCTGTTGCGCCGAGGAAAGGGCGGCCCCCGTGCCCACCCCGGGGTTAATGCGGCGGTGCTTGGCTTTTTTTTGTCGGATGTGGATTCACTTGATTTATGGCCGGGCGTTTTTGATCTTGATTTATTGCGTGGAATTGGTTTTTTTGCGCCAGACTCCAGGTCTATCGCGCCCCGCGGAACTGGTGAACTGGAGCCAGGGAAGGCGGGGGCGGTGCCCCCGCCAATGATGTTCGAGGCGGTGGGCGCTGTGCCCATCCGCCTGTGTTTATTTATTGTTCTTTCAGAAGTACGGCGGCGGGCGTTCAAGATGTCGAAACCCGCGCATGGAGCCCGCCGCCGTGGGTTTATGGATGTGTGGTGTTGGCTATGCGGCCTGCCGCAGACGGGTCTTTTGCGGGAGAGCGCTGCATAGCCGCTCTTGATTATGGGAAGTAGGTGGAGATGTGGTGTTCGAGGGAGATCCAGCGGACTTGGGCGGAGTGGGGTTATGTCTCGACGAAGGCTACGAAGGAGAGCTTGACGGAGGTGGGGTTGGTGGCCCAGGTGGGGCAGACGAGGCGCAGGTTGATGTAATCGCCAGTTGCAACGGGGAAGTTGAGGGTGGTGTTGCTGAAAACTTTTATAATGGCGAGATTAGCGACAGAGGCAATGGTGGCGGAATCAGTGACGCCATTCTTCTGGAGTGTGCAGGAAATGCTTTCTGAAGTGCCACCTGCCCCTCCTCTGGATGACCAGAGGACATACACGCGGTTGATTGTGCCCCCGCGTGGAACGTGGATACGGTGATCGGTTGTGGTAGTTGTTGGGGCGATGGGAAAGTTGCCGATAAAGTAGGTCGTTGCGTCAAGGGGACTGAATGCGTCGCACTGGCCCTGGAGGGCATAGTGTTGGTGGCGGTCGAGTTTGTCGAGGGCGGTCTGGACAGACTGGTCTTCACGGTCGAGTAGCGTGGTGAAGAACTCGGTGTCGAGCTCCTGGGAGATCGGCGAGATTTGCGGGGCGCCGGCGACGGCGACGCGGTTGGATACACGGCCGGCGCCGAGGGCGGAGGGAGTCTGCACGGCTTCGACTTCCTGCACCCAGGAGAGTGCGCCGGTCTTGGAGCGGGTGAGGCGATGGGTGCAGTTGATCAGGCCGGCTACGGTGGAGGCATCTGGCAGTGTCAGGCGGATGAAGTCGCCGTTCTCCAGGCGCAGGTCGGGCCACTGCTTGAACTTGAATTGGGACTGCAGGACATTGTCGATCAGATCCATGATGGCCTGCGTGGCAGTGGAGGGCACGAAGCCCAGGTGGTGCGTGGGCTGAGTGGCGCCGGTGGAAGTACGCAGTACGCTGAGCTCGTCGGTCCACGAGATACCGTTGATCGGGATGTTGTACGCAGTGTGCTGGATCGTCTCCAGAAACTGGGTGGTGAAAGGCGTGTAATCCACGACCAGGTTGGGATTGTTGTAGCGGTTGCGAAATAGGATATCGGCCTCGCGCGCGAAGGTCTCGACCATGTAGCGTTTGCCGAGGATGCGCGGCAGGTCGCCGCAGGACAGGGCGATGGTGGCCGCCCCGGCTGGCGACCAGTCGTAGTCGAACCATTCCTGGCCGGTGATGTAGGCTGCGGTCATGATGCGCAGGGAGAACAGGTCGGCGATCAGCAGATCCACGTCGCGCACGGGATCGAGGGAGCTGACCTGGAAGTGCAGGGCTGTGGCGAGGAACTTGATCTTGCTGTTTGGCATGCGTTGAAAAGTGTAGATGAAATATTGGGGTGACGGCTCTGATACCGTCGTCGTGCCATCGGTGTAGGTCTCAGTTAACTGAATGCGTGCCAGTTGGGAGGAGTAGTAGCTGAGGATGACGCCCAGGTCGGTGGAGTCCTTGAGCACGATCTCGAGCTTGTCCTTGTCGAAGGAATATTCAAACACGTCACTGGCGAGGATGGCGCCGGTGTTGGTCCATGCGCCGGAGAGGAATTGCAGTTGGACGGCGAAGGAGAAGGAACCGGCGCGGTTTTGGAGGAGGGCGATTTGGGGGGCGGTGAGGGTGCGCATGACGAAGGACGACGGACGACGGACGCGCCGCTGAGCGGCACAGGCGGACGACGGTTAGCGGTGCGTGGGCCGTGAGGGGGCCGGCCTGCTATTGGGAGGTGTCAGGTGTTCCAGTGTCATGTGTGACGTGCCAGGCGCAGGCGGCGCTGATAGTAGTATCTCTGCCAGGCTTTGGCCTGGTCGCGGTGCGCTGCGTAATACTTTCGACTGGCCTCGCGCTGCTTTTCATGGTGCAGTTCCACGCCTGCAAGATTTTGGCAGAAGAAGCATTTCCATTCGCCCGGGTGAACGGGGATGAAGTTGAGGCCGCAGGTGCAGAGGCGTGAGCCAGTGTCACGTGTTCCGGTGTCACGTGTCATTGGGACCCGGCGAGGGCGGCTTCGCGGTGGTGGAGTTCGGAGAGGGCGGACTGATAGATGTCGCGCTTCATGATGTATTGTGCGCGTGCCAGGTTCAGTCGGTTGCGAGCGCGCCGGCAGGCGTGCATGGCTGCGTCGAGCTCTGATGTGGGACGACGGACGACGGACGTTGGACGACGGATGAAGAGTTGCTGCTGGCGTTTGAGCTCGAGGCGCACGGGCTCGTATTCGCGGGAGAGGTCGAGGTAGCGCTCCAATGCTCGGGTCCAGTGGGTGTGGGTGTTGAGCATGCGGCGCAGGGCGGTGGTGAAGGCGCGTAATTCAGGTTTCATGTGTTCCAGTGTCACGTGTCACGATCGCTGGTGTCGCCGTTTTTGTAGGTACTGCAGGCGCGGCGGTTTCAGCGATGGCAGACGTCAGCATTAGGCGCTCGAGTTGGTCCATGCGTAGCAATCGTCGTATCCAGCGTTGGCGGATTCGCTTTAGGCGTTCGCGCTGGCGGAAGTTGTTGCCCAGGTAGCGGTAGTCGTGCAGGGCAGTTGGTGTGGGATAGTTCATCCATAGATATTCCTGGCGAGTGTGGCCACCCCGGGTGACAATCGTGTAATGGATCGAGCGCCAGTTGGCCAACATCTGCTCATAAAGCGATGATGGGTATCCGGAAATGGCGATGGCCGCGGGGGAGTTGATCAACACTCGTAGTAATTGTTGGTGCTGGCTATGGGTGTGGAACTCGTGGGTGTAGATGGGGTCTTTGCCCGATCTGGTTTCCATCAAGTAGGGGGGATCGCAGTAGACAAAGGTGTTGGGCGCCCATCGATGGTTTTCCAAATAAGATATTGCATCTGTGTGAATGAAGATGGCGCCGGCGCATATATCTGCAGAAGTGTCGAGTGCGCCGGCGCCATCGTTATTTATTTTGATTGCGCTATCTTGTAAAGTGTCGATGGTGGCCATCCATTTCTTGATCACATCGTCATCTGCGTCTATGCCGATAGACGATCGGGCTGGGAGCTTGTTGCGCAGGATCGCTCCTGATCCCAGGAAGGCTTCGATGTACACATCGTGGGGCGGGATCTGATTGATGATCTGTTGGTACACGCCCGCGCCATTCTTGCCGCCTGGGTATATCATGCGGGCCAGGCGTGGTAGGGGTCTTGCCAGGCGTGGGTGCCAGGCGAACGACGGAGGACGGAACGAACGACGGAGGACGGAACGAACGACGGAGGACGGAGCGAACGATGGAGGACGGAGCGAACGACGGAGGAGGTACGACGACCGAGAGAGCGGAGGACGACTGAGAGAGCGGAGGACGACCGAGAGAGCGGAGGACGACCGAGAGAGTGGAGGACGACCGAGAGAGACGGAGGACTGAGGGTCATGCAGGCCAGCGGTGATATCCATCTTGCCAGGCGCGGGTGTCGCGTTCGGCGACGGGAGCGGAACGGGCGGCGGCGCGCGCAAGACCGCGTTCGAAGAGGCGCTGGAAGTGGCGGGCGAGCTCGCGGTAGTTGTCTGAGCTGGCGTTGTCGAGGTTGTTTCCCTCTACCCGGGCGACGGCGCGTACGATGCAGGCGTGCATGCAGCCGCCGGCGACCAGCACCTGGTCGTCTTTGGCGAGTGGGGTGGATTCCACGGAGCCGTCCAGTCCGTTGATGGTGTGGGCGATGGTGAAGTGAGCGATCATGATGTCAACTGAGGAGACGGGCGAGCGCAGGCGGAAGAAGATGCGCTCGTCGTTGGAGTAGACGTCGTAGGTGAGGACGGTGTCTGCCTCGTTGGCGCCCTGCAGGTAGAGCCCGAGCATGGCGAGGGCGAGAGTGGCGTCTGCCTCGCTGGTGAGCTCGTATTCGAGTCGGGCGTCCACGCCGGTGATCAGGGTGGTGGCGATGATGGGGGCACGGTCGTTGAAGTCTTGCAGGGCCTGGCGCAGGGCGGCGGTGCAGGTGGCGGTGGAGAACAGGGTGCCGGAGTCGAGCAGTAGGGCCTGGACTTTGGTGATGAGGGTGGTCAGAGAATCAGTCATGGTTGAATTCCTATGTCAGCCACAGAGAGCACAGAGAACACTTGGAGACTCCTATGATTCGAGGAGATTGCTTCGTCGCTTCGCTCCTCGCAACGACATGGGTGGGTGGCCGGCGCGCGCACGAGCGCGCGCCGGCTTTCAAGGAGGAGACCCCACGTCCCTGCGTGGGGACGAGGGGCTAGACGTGGGTGGAGACGCTGACGACGGCGTCGTAGGAGCCGGCGGCGGCGAGGAATAGGGTGAACGTCTTGAGCAGGACGTCCAGCCAGGCAACGGAGCCGGGTATGAATTGTCCGACGAGTGGTGCGACGCCAAATATGAGGGCTGTCGCAAATGCCACGAGCATTGCGCTCTTGCCTTCGAGGCCAAACTGCTTCTTGATGAAAGCGGTGATGGCGACGATGAAGGCGACATCAATGACGGTGTCCATGGGATGATCTCCTTTCTGTGTCGGACGGCGGACGACAGACGACCGACGACGGATTGAATTAGCCAGCGGCCTTGCCGCGTGGTTTCTTGTGAGGGGGCGGGGTGTCCGGTCTGTTGTGAATTAGGCCAGCGGTGCCCTTGGGTGGGTCTTTCTTGATCGTCATCTTGCGGCCATCGTCGAGGATGATCACCAGCTGGTCGTCGTATTCCTTCCAACTGAGCAGTGTGTCAGGATCGAACCTGTACTTCTCGAGCAGGGTGCGCAGGTGGGGAGGGAGGGGATCGGGTGTCATGGTGCTCCTGGGTGAGGGGTAGGGGCAGACACACAGGTCCGCCCCTACGGGGGACGTTAGAGCTTGAGCGTGACGTTGGCGCGGGCGCCGTGGAAGCGCAGTACGCTGGTGGCGGCGCAGTCGAATGTCAGTTGGGCGATGAACAGGTCGTCGTTGTCCATCCAGACGGGTGTTGTGATCGTGAGCGTGACCTTGTGCTCGTCCAGGTCATCGCGCTCGCCGACTGTGTCTTGGGCCGCGTCGTAGGTGAACGCGTGAGAGACGACCGCGGGCATGGCCGCTCCGTTGGCGGGCAGGACTATCTGGTGGATGAGCGCGGCCAGGGAGGCGGCGTCCAGTGCGGCGGTGGTGACGGCGTACCAGATGTCGATGCTCTTCAGGTAGGAGCCTTTGAGCGCTACCGAGTTCTGGGGGACGGTGATCGGGACGCTGACGACGGTGGTTTCGTCTGCGGCGGCCTTGGCCTTGACGATGGAGCCGGCGACGGCTCCGGCGGCGTCGGTCCAGGTGCCGGTGACGTAGTGGCAGGCGCCTGGGGGGATGAAGAAGCTTACATTAGCGTCATGTACGTATCCCATGTTAGGTGTTCCTTTCCCCTCGTCCACTGTTGTCCAGTGGACGAGGGACTAAGAGGGTGGAGCGAGGGGATTGCTTCGTCGCTGCGCTCCTCGCAACGACATGGTGGTAGTTAGGCGACGTTGGACTTGTGCAGGGCGCGCCAGTTGCCGATGCCGACGGCGAGGAAGTGACGGACCTTCAGTCTGGTGGCGTCGTTGGCGAAGAATGCGGGGTCGCGCTGATCGCCGGCGATGACGATCTGTGGGATGAGCCCGAAGCGGGTTCCGATCATCACGCCCGGTATGAGCATGGGATCCACGACGGCGGCCCAGTTGTTGGCGTCGGTCCATTCGGGGATGGTCACCACGTCGCCCGGCTCGCCGCGCTGCAGGTTCTGGGTGTAGATGTTGGTTGCGCGCTCGAGCGTGGGGTATAGGATCTGCATGGCTGTGAGCTGCAGGGCGCGCGGCACGAGCAGGAACTTGGGATCGAGAGCTTGCTTCTTGCCGGCACCGCGGCCGGCTAC